GTACTTAAACTTGTATAACCAGTTGATGAGAATTTTGTATTAGAATTCAAAGCATAACGACCCAAGGCTTTCATACCAGTTGGGTGCAATAAATTCAATAGTATGTCTCTGTACTTAGCAATTTCTTTTTGTACCGTAATTTGATAGGTGAAGTTATTGTAGTTTGAACTTTGCAATACATCATAAGAACTTGGCTGACCACTCTTGTCTAAGTATTGACCTTGACTTAATACAAGACCATTTAAGAATGAAGCATTTGCCTTTGCTCTACCGTCACCATAAATTCTAACACCATTTGTATTATAATTTGAATTAAATTGTGTATTAGCCATAGCCATATTAATGTTTTTGCCAACCACTTTTAAATCTTGTGTTGGGTCTGGAACACTATTATATTCAAACACTCTTAGATTATAAAGGCTTAGTGTTGGATCACCATTGGGTTGCAACAAAGTTACATTATTTACTGTTGCTGAATAAGTCGCAACTGATATGTCTGTACCTTGATATACAACATCACCAAATTGTGGAACATGAGCAACACTTACGTTAGCCACAACAATATCTTCTACTTTGAGTGATACATTAGGTGTAGAAATGTAATCTTCACCAGGATCAATCAAGTTAATAGTTGTAACAGAACCAGTTCTATCTGTAACGACTGAGAAAGTTGCGCCTGTGCCTAATATTCCTGGCACATATAAACTTGCGCCGTAAGCTTGAACATTGGCAGAACTAACATTTAATGTAGGTAGTGATGTTGATTTATATCCCATACCACCCAAAGGATGATAACCATCTGTTACATACTTAATTGAAGTAATTGAACCGTTGGCATCTACTGTATGTACATTAGCCTGCGCTCCGTAGCCAGTACCACCAGTAAATACGATTGTATCATTGGCTTGATATCCTTGGCCGCCTGTAATGATTTGTATTGGTGATAACATGCCGATGCTTATTAAATCAGCATAATCACCATTGTCATCTTGGTATCTCGATTCTGCGGTTACAACTGGTGGAACTTTAATTCCGCCACCACCATTCACCAACAATACAGAAGAAATTGGATATGTTTGTAGTGACAGAAATGAAAAGGCGTTAATTAATTTTGTATTTGCATTTGATATGGCCACATTAGCAAAATTATAATTTGTATTACCTAATGTGATATATTGTTTTAAAGCAATAGAGTCTAATGGAACATATGCCACATTGGCTTCAGAGTTGGCTGCTGGATTTAAAGAACCAACATATGCCAAAGCACCTGGAGCATTCGTGATATTAAGTATGGTATTTGGATAATTTGTGTAACCAAATCCTTCATTGACAACATTGATATTCTGTATTGAACCTGATGTTGTGGTGCCAACTGATGCCTGAGCACCATGACCATTGGCAGAATTTAAACCACCATAAACAATAACTGGATCTCCAGCTTGATATAATAGACCACGATTGTTAGGATCAATTTTGATTTGACTAATCTGACCAACAATCTTAGCTCTTAATGGTTGACCATTAAACAATACCGTTTGATTGGCATTATCAACTACACGAACAAATTCACCAGATTGAAACAAACGTTCAATGTTGGAAATGAATACCTCAGTTTTTGTGCCAGCTTTAACTGAGTTTTCAACTGTGGCAATCGACTTTGTTGTTTCGCCAAATAATCTTAGGTTATTGATATTTTGAAAATTTGGATCTAATGTAGCCAACTTCAACGATTTGGCCACATACCATGTACCTGCAGAAGCCTTGAGTACAGAATCTTTGGTATAAAATACGTCAAAATCGGAGTTGTATAGTATTCTAAACAAAAACTCGTAAGATGATGGTGTGCCTTTGGCTTTGTACAACTGTCTTGCTGCCTTAATTGCAGTAGACTTACTAATCAATGCATCTTGTGGAAAGTATTGTAGAAAATCATTGATAAAGTAATTGACAAACTCGGTTGAAGTTGTATCAATATCTTTATAGTTTAAAAGATTTTTTGATTGTTCTGTAACTTGGCCATTTTGTTCCATCCATTCATAATAAGATTGAAGAAACAAAACAAAATTGGCATAGTCAGGATTTTCCCTAATAAAAGAGGGAAGTTGTGACGGTATTAATAACGATGTTTTTTGATTACTAGATATCATGATGATTTGGCAGCAACATTAGCCGTGATTGCATTTGGATCGTATGGATCAACTGTAATGATTCTATTATATGTAGACGATACGATTGTAGTTGTTGGTGTCACAGATAATGTTAACTGACCTAAATCATTATCAACTTGAGTTGGATTGAAGTTTGTTAATGTTATCACACCATTAGTATAATCAACTATTCCGATGTTGGTACTTAAAGTTGTCTTGCCATAGACTGTATCGTTATAATATAATCCTAATGTACCGTATCTGCCTTGTAGATTAACTACAGCAGCACCAAGTTGACCCGTAGTATCATTTGTTACCGGTGTGATTGTTGCATAAGCTGTAGTGTAATTATTACCTGATGTTAATACATTGATTGCTGTGATAGAACCTGCAGCATTGATAACGGATTCAGCGGTTGCACCTGTACCATCACCATAAATTGTAACTGCTGGTGCAAACTGATAACCAAAACCTGGATTTAAAACAGAAATAGTATCCACACCTTGTGTTTGTGCTGGCAATTCTTCTATATAAACGCCATCTATAAGACCTGTTGATGTTGGATACTTCAATGCAGGTGAACTACTGATACCACTTAAGAATGTACCTTTTTGAATAGGCGCATTGAAGTAGAAATTGTATGTAGTTGGTGTAGTCAAGTTAGGATAAAATTTCTTCTGCAATTGTATCTTAACTTCACTTGTAACAATCGATGAACTTGAACTAGAAATTGTAGAAATCAAATCCGATACAGAGAATGTTGAATTGAATGTGTTTAGAGTTGTTGTGGCAAAATTACTGATAGATGACTTGACCAAATTGGCCACACCATTGGCAGTCAATGTGGTTTTCTTTGTATCATACAATACGTTAGTTACAATTTTGACATAGGTGTAATCTGGATCCACAATTGTAGGTTCAACAGTCAATACAGATATTGGCTTGATAACTTCTTGTTTCAACCTTTGTTTCTGTGTATCAGTCAACAAATATCCACCTGTTGGTTTCAAAGCAACAAATACTTGGCCATATACAGGAGGTATATTTTGTTCTCCACCCCAAACATTAACTGCATCAAAAGAAATACCTAAAGTATTTTGTTGAATCAATGTGATATAGTCTTCTTTAGTCACCGCACGATTCTGAGCTGCATATGATTTAGGTGCCTGATATTTGATAGAAGCAATAGATTCTTTATCGGCACCTTGTGATGCAGAGAACACAGGATAAATTGTTGTGTTTGAGTAACCTGATATGGAATCCATTAACACAAAGTTGTTAGCACCAGCCGATGATGTGCCTTGAGTTACAACATAAGATAACTTAACAACATTACCATCAGATAATTTTTTACCTAAAATACCATCACCAAAATAAACCTGATATGTACCAGTCAAACTTTCTTGTAAGAAATATACAAGTGAATTACCATCCAATGTTAAAAAATTAGTAGATAGATTATAGATATCAAAGTCTGTATTAGATGACGACACTTGAACTGCCACTTGAAGTGTTGTTGTGTCTACATTAGATTCTGGTATCTCATATGTGTATGTTGGATTATTTGTTGAATCTACTGTGAAAGAAACAGAAGCTGGTATACCTTGTTTGATAGGTACATCAGTGAAATATGCTGTATTGGCTGATACATTCACAGTATGTGCATCGGTTGTTACAAAATTGTAGTTAACACCATTGACTGCTTCAGATAAAAAATGTGTAAACTTTGGTAATGTCAGAGATGCATCAGAAACTTGATTAACTTTAACATTGACTGTGGCTGATGGTGCAATAGATGATTTTGGTGTATAATCTAATACTTTAGCTTGAGAAACAACAGAACTTCTCATAATGGCCGAGTCTAAGAACATCTCATTGGCCACCATATTCAAGTAATACGCATTATATTGTGTATTATATGCTAAAACATCCAACAATACCGATAGTGCTGAACCTTCATAGTTATAATCTTGTAATACTGGTTGAGATTGTAGAAATTGCTTCAGATTGGTTTTAATATTATTAAAATCCAAGTCCGTAATTTGAACATTAGAGTTAGCTGCAGCCATTTTATCTATTTCTCTCTAAAAAAAGTGTTACTGTTGTTGGTAATGTCGCATTTTGTATATAAAATGATAAAGTAACATTGTACCTGTTATTTCCTTCATCGGCACTTACATTGATATACTGCATCTGTGCTCTAGGCTCATAATTGTTAATCATATTATTAATTTCACTCTCAATACTTGAGTTTGTTAGTGGTGAAAAGTTTTCAAACAACAAAGCATCAAGGTTTGAACCTAAATCTGGATTGAATGGTCTCTCATAGTGCTTTGTCAACAAAAGATTACGAATAGACCTGATGACTGCCTGAGCGTCATAACTCAAGGCGACATCAGCCGTTACCGGTTTAGGTAAGAACGTGAAGTCTATGTCTGAGTATATCTTAGTTAAATTTGCCATTGTTTATTTATTAAGCCTAGGAGTAAATTCGCTTTTTGGATTCTTGGATTGCGTCCGGACTTTTTCGGGGGCCGGACAGAATTTTCGAATTTTATGGATTTAAGTTAATTGTTGGTGCAATCAATGTCATATTGCCGCCAGAAGTGACCTCATATGTTCCACCGACAGTGGCTTTGAAGTTACCATCCACTTTTTCTGTAACATTACCTTTTACATATAAATTGGCGTCACCATCTACTGTGATATTACAAACACCTTTGATGTGAACATTATTGTCATTTAGATAGATTTCATAGTTTTTACCTGAAACCTTAGTGACTTTGCTACCATCTGGTGCAATTTCTATAAAAGTATTAGCGATATGTGCAATATGCACTCTTTCAGCTCCAGGTGTATCATCCAATTCGATGACATGACCGGCCAAAGTTTCAGTTACGTTATTATATGGTGGTTTTGTTGCATATTGTGACTTAGGTTCGTCCCAAGAACCACCAGAAGCTGTTGGAACACCAGTATCAAGGTTTGAATTGTGAACGCCAATGATTGTATTGGATATGTTCTCATTGCGATATAGGCGGCTTGTTGTTGGTTCATTTAATGGATAATGGTCACCACCAGAAAATCCTTTTGATGTATTTTTGCCTTGTGTTGGAATACCAGGAAATACCGATAACATCATTGGTGCTTGACCAGAAATGCCATCGTAGAAGAAACCAAAGACATAATCACCGGGAATTGGTGTTGAAGAAGTCCAAGATGAATTCGGTGACCAACCTGGTAATGCCCATGGCAGATGGTCTGTTGGAATGTCTTGAATATTATCGGTGTGATAGCCAAAAATTCTCACTTGGCATCTGCCAAGATTCAATGGGTCATCTCTGGACTCAACCACGCCCATCCACCAATTAAATCCGTCTTTACCTAAAAAGTTTTGCATTATGAATTAATACTGTCTTTCCACACAGAGTTACTATTATCAACAGTTTCAAATTGTGTTCTTGAACTGTCTTTCGCTATTTCTAAAATTGTTTGATAAGAACCACTTATTGGTTGTATAACATGTCTAACAGCAGTCACCAAATACTTACCAGAATAGAATCTATCCAATTCTCTGGCTTTAGTTCCAGGTTTAATTGTCATTAAATCAAATTCAATTACTTTGCCAGCAGAAATACCTGGATCACCTGGAATTGATATCTTAGCCATATTGTAATTGGCCAAATTTAATTGTGCCGTTCTTTGTGGTACATAGGTTTCAGCATAAATGTCTTTGGCAAAGCCACCTTCTTTAGACTTTATGTAAGAATTCTGCGCCTCATTGGTATTGCTGGCTAACAATTTAGTCACCGCTTCAGATGTTTGTGTTAGTGTTTTACCAAACCTATTTTCTAAGTTATTTGTAACACCATTATCATTTAATGATTTGGCTTGGTCTTTGAATTTATCATAATCAAAATCTGTTGTAAAAAACGACCTAGTTGTTGGATCCAAAGTAATCAAACGATTAGCGAAAGAACCAGAACTGATATCATTCACTACATCAAAAGTTTTAGTGAATTCATATTCCAACACAGTAGTTACTTTGTCTTGTATTGGTTGTTCTTTATCATCCAAATTCTTCTGTTGATATTTGTATGTAGCATAAACATCATCTTGAAACATTGACTGTAATGACCTAAAATTGAAACCTTCTCTTGTTTCAAAAAATAACATATCAGCACCTATTGTACCTGTGGCTTTAGGTCTGGCATATGTTGATACCCAGCTGATAGTTTCAAAAGGTTTAAATCTTGGAACAATAAAATCATACAAACCTGTTGTTTCTTCAACTGTATTAATTTTTGCATCATCCACGTTTAGTTGGCTTTGTAGAACATCCGATACAATGTCAGAAATCTTCATTCCCTTATAAGATTTGCTGATTTTAATTTGTTCGGACAATATTAATTCTTCAGAACAAAAATATAGTGTATAGTAG